CTCAACTTCCGCCGTGACAGGGCGGTGCTCTAACCAATTGAACTACTGGACCAATTTGTATTAGTTTAACAAAGTTTTATTACTTTGTCAAGTGGTGGAGCCAGGGAGGATCGAACTCCCGACCTCCGCATTGCAAATGCGGCGCTCTCCCGGCTGAGCTATGGCCCCTGTATAAATATTAACCTAAGTTTCTATTTAAGTATGCTTTCATTCTGTCGCCTACTCTTTGAGAGTTTCTTGCGACATTGTTACCGATTGTTTCAGCATTCTTCATTATGTTCTTGCTGATTTGCTCTGCGTTCTTTTGAACGTTTTCACCAACTTTAGAAAAATCAAAATCAATTGCTACGATTTTATCTTTCTTAGTTGTTGTTTTCTTAGTAACTTTTTTTGCTACTGCTTTTTTGGTTGTTTTTGCTTTTACCATTTTGTTATCCTGTTGCTATTGCAACGTTATCATTAAAGTAATGGTGCTGGTAGTCGGATTCGAACTGACGACCTACTGATTACAAATCAGTTGCTCTACCAACTGAGCTATACCAGCCTGCTATTACGACTATTATTTATATAGTCTTATGGTTATGTATTCAAAAGAAAGGGCAGAATTAATCTGCCCTTGAGGTTGAATTGATAAAGTTATAACTAACCTTGAGTCCCTTCAGGATTTTCGCCTTCTGGCATAGGTGCCGTTTCAGGCATATCTGCTGGCATGTCCTCTGGCATTGGTGCTGTTTCAGGCATGTCTGCAGGCATGTTTTCTGGAGCAGGTTCCATTGCTGGAGCAGGCTCAACATGTGCTTCTTCTACAAATACTGTAGCAGGTGCTTCATACCAGTCACTAGCATAGTCGTTTGACCAGTCACTAGTTTCTACCCATGTGTTGCTTTCGCTTTCATAGGATACTGCCGTGTTTGCATTGTCGCAATAGTTGTATTCGTCCCATTCCCATACAGTTGGTTCCATCCAACATTGGCAACAATTATCCCAATATGCCGCATCTGAAAAACCTTCTGGTTTATCATGAGTTGGTGTATCTGGATGCATGTAGTCGCCTATTGCTGGAGCAGTAAATACTGCTTCGTATTCTTGAACTGGTTCCGCATGATGTGGTATTTCCCAGAGCTTCATTTCAACTTCGTTAAGTTTCTCTCTGAGTTCGTGTAGCATGTTTGCTAAGTCTATTCTTGGATCTAACATAATATTCTCCTGTTTGTATGTTATTTGCAAATAATATTATGTGTGTGATTTATAATGTCTTTATATGTAACTGTATTTATCAAATTTTCAGAAGTCAATAAAAAGAGCACCTTAAAGTGCTCTTCTATTTTATTACGTTACTTGTCTGAGAAAGGTTTTTTAGAAACAAATTCGTTAAGTCTTTCTGCTTCTTCTAAAACATCTTGTGTCGTAGGCATATCTTCCGGAGTTTTCGCTCTTGCTTGAAGTATATCTTTTGCCTCTCTTACCAAATCCAAACGTATTTCGTATGGTGTTTTATTTGACATTTAGTTTATCCTATGTTACCTGTTACTACCTATATTTATCGACCGGTATGTAACTAATTAAAACTATGTATTGCTTACTTTTTCTTTTTAAGTTTTGCTACTTCTTTTTCTAAGTCTACGATACGTTGCCCAAGTAATGGATATTGTGCTAACCATTTTTCTTCGCGACTAGCAATTTCTAAATCATATCGCTTTGCTACCCACTCCATTGTATTATCCATTTTTACTTGGAACCATACGCCCATTTTAGTATTTTTAAACCACTGATAAAAACTACTACCAATTATACTTGATAGTATGCTTTTTAGTGCTAATATTATTAACCAATTCATATAATATCCTTATTTAGGTAATTGCTCGCCGTTGTCGTCCATGTTGTATAAGAATTCATGATATAATCCCATACTATGATCAGCAAAACCATCTATTAAATTAAAAGATTTAAGTGCCATCCAATGTCCTCTACATTTGTCTTTAAAACGTTGAAGCCATGTTGCAGGTCTTATATTACCATATGTATTAATATACCTTAATACCCCGCCATGTCTAAACAGTAAGAACGAAGGTGGTACAGCCGTTACAGCATCATTATTATTTCTATATCTATAATACTTTATGCCATCTAATGATTTTAAAAACTCTTTATTACCTACCCTAGGCTGTCCAAATGTATGTAAGCCACCTGATACTCCTAAAGGACAAGTATTAAGTTCAGCGGCAACTAATACTGCCATTGCTCCACCTAAACTATGACCTGTAATCCATAAAGTTTTTGTTTGTTTCTTATCATGTTTTTTAAGAGCGTCATATATACCAGGCATTACTTTTTTGTATTCTGCATAAAACCCTCTATGTACTCTACCTGATACATGATGCTTTACTGGAAACATTTTTAAGTCTGCAAGTATGTCATTTATTTGTGTGGGTTCAGTACCTCTACATGCAATAAGTACATCGTCTTTGTCACTCATTACATACGCCTGAGCACCATCAACATCTATAAATGTAGGTGGTAAAGGTTTATTTAAAAATTTTTTAAGTGGTGAAAGATCTTTTATACCTGGTCTTGCTTCTAATAATTCTTCAGGGGACTGATAACATTGATGAGCATACATGCTTAACAACAATCCTCTTTCTCTATATGACATATCTTTAACTGACATTTTGTTACTCCTGTGTATTTAATTGCTTATCCTACCTAGCAATTACAGTAGTATTTATCAGTTATGTTAATTATATCTTATGGTTAGACCTAACTTAGTTGAGCATTTCATTGCACTTGTACAATGTATTTTCTTTGAATCAAATTGTATTATAGAGCCTGGTAAAAATTCATATGCTTTTCCTGATAACCCAAACCAATGTTTCTCCGGATAATGATATAAAAAATTATTATAAAGTTCTTTTTCTATAGGATTATTAGTTAGTCCTTTTACTTCGTTAAAATCACAGGGTCTACCTTTAACTCCTGTATTAACTTTAAATTTTACGTTTTCTCTAAATGTCCAGGTTACACTAGGCTCTTCAAAGTATTGATCAAATACTATTAGACTTGGATTTGGTCCACCTTCTACTTCTAAAGGTACAACCAAATTTTGTATTTCATCATTTCTAAAATCGGTATGAGGATAGTAAGGAACCTTATGCTTATAAAAATGGCATGTTTTAATTTTATCTATTTCTATAACAGAATGACTTTCAAGCAAATCTAATACAGCATCTGTACCAGGTGCTTTCTTCATAGATTTAGTATCATATTCTTTACTATTATTATATATTTCTATAAGAGAATTTAATAAATCAGAACTTACCACATTATTATAGTATACATCTTTTATAATATTGTCCATTATATTATATCTCCGTACTCTGAATTAAATTTATTTTTTATTTCTATATGTAGATCTTCACTTAAATGATTTTTACTGTAGTCAGGGTGAGAAGGAAGACTCTGAGTAATATTAAATATATTGGTATCAATTTTAAAATTATCTATTGTAGTAGGATCGTTAGGCGTTGTTGCTAGTACAAGTGGAATATTTGCAATTTTACATTTTAAAATTAATGTTTCAACAGCAAATAGATTTGCTCTTGCTAAAAAGGGAATAGATATATTTTTATACAAATTTGTTGTTTCTTTATTCCAAGAATTCATATTACTATATTCCTCTGAAAATCCAGTTAAAAGAGCAAACCCATTATAACCGTTTTCTCTAATATTTTTACTTAGCAACTGTTCAAAAGTATTTTTTTCTGAATCATCTAAAAATTTTTCAATTCGTTTTAAAAAAGCAGACGTTTTACTATCACTAGATACTCCTGCTCGTAACCAGTTCGTCATACAATAAATGATAAGATCATATTGTTGCCATTCCTTCGTAAATATTTCATTTACTACTGACACATGGTTTGCACCGCCTATCCCAAGATTAGTTACCTGATGTCCCTTATCTTTGCACCATTTATTTGCCCAATGTCCTGCATCAGGATCTAACCTTGCAAAACTATCACCTGCTACTAAAACTTCTTTAGGCATTAAACTATATGCTGTTCTCTGCTTTTTTCTGCTGTATAAATTTTACCTGTTTTTCTACCGTAATACATACTTCTACTAATTCCTTTAGTACCGCCTTCACTATTAATCATACTAAACATCATAGAAAACAGACCTATTAATGCAGGAACTACTATTGCTACTAAAATTACACCATCAATCATTCTTTGCTACCTCTATTGCCTCTTCTAATGAGTAAGGACTTTCATGTGCCATAGGTTCTTTTGTTTCTGCTATGTTGGGCCACACCTGACTCATTGCATCATTTATTTCTATAAATGGTATTTGTTCTGGTGGTAGTTCATCGTCACTCCAAATGGCTTCTACTGGACATTCTGGCTCACATAAGGCACAGTCAATACACTCATCTGGATTAATTACCAGCATATTTGGTCCCTCATAGAAACAATCTACAGGGCAAACCTCTACGCATTTTGTGTCTTTACATCCGACACATGGACTACCTACTACAAAACTCATATGTGTATTTATAAAAATTTATTTATTATACATTATATAATAGGCTTGTCAACTATGTTATATAACTAGTAAGGATAAGTAACAATGATACACTTCCTAAAAACATACCTGCTACTAAAAAAGCGAATAGAATAATTCGCAATGGAGTGGGTTTAAAAGTGCCGTTATTTTTACCTACACCAATAACGGCCTTTACTGCGTTTTTGATCAAAACAAGTATGTATTTAATTTAAATACTACTAACATCATACCAAATACTACAATCTGAATTACTGCTGGTATAACAACAAACATTTTCATAACATCAAAATCACCTGTCATAAAGAAGTCACCACCGTTTTGCCATTCTTGAACTTCTTGCGGAGTTGCTTCTGTATAGTTTTTAGTTTCCATTTTTGTTTCTCATCTTTTCGTATTGGATTACTGTAACAATGTCATGCATAGGTGCTTTTTCTAAAAAGATCGCTGATACAAGTAATCCAAATGTTGATATAAATATTATTTCCATTATCTTATAGATCCTTTTGGGTGCCAAGGTTGTACCCAATATTTAAAAAAAGTTTTTACCCAACCTCTTTTAAAAAAATTTAAAAAAGTATTCATTATTACTCCTAAACTAATTCTATAAAACTTATAAAAAATACATACCATAATAATCCGTATGTAAAAAATTCTATTTTAGTTTGTAACTTCTTTGTGATTCCTGATTTGTCTATAATTTTGTATACTATCTGTGTCATTAAACTTTAAGAACCTCTATCTCGTCATCTTCCCACTTTGTGTGATATGTTATCTCATCTAATATCATTGTTACTTTTGCTCTTACGCCTATATCTCTACCTGTTTTTATAATAAACGGTGTATTCCAAGTATTTTCCATAACGAAATCTCTTACTATTTCACTTACCCTTGGTTCGTATTGTGCGTTTGACAAGTCCAATGTTGCTTTTTCCATCCAAGCCATTTCTCTCTCTCTATCCAATTACATACTAGGCGATACTGCCAGTAATGAAACCAAAAATATGCTGACTAAAGTAAAGACTTCTAAACGATCTTTTATTTTATTAATTTGTTTTTCGCTCATTACTAATGCTCCAGTCGACAACCTCTCGCACACTTCGTAATGCACCGTATAAGTTGTCGGAAGTCTGGATAGACATGGACAACCATATTGTGAATAAACTTCTTATCATGATGGGAGGTTGATATTAATTCAGTTTATATTATGTTATATGCTGTATTTATATTAGAATTAATATAAAGGGTCTAAAAGGCGGTATTTTGGATTATTTTAAAATTCTATGTCCCAATGCTCAATAAGAGTCATATCATGTTCTCTAAAATATTCATCTAAATCTTCCAGTAGGTCTGTAATTATTTGTTTGCCTTCTATTATTTTGAACTGAATGAACTTTTGCACACTCCAATCCGGTATTATTCCATATGTATTTTTATAAAAGTTATAGTTTATTTCCATACACTTAGATCTATAAGTGTTATTAAAATAATCATACTCTCCTGTTATACTTGCAAAATGATATTTTATCATTTCAAAACCAGTTAAAGACATTAATACAGGTTCAAGTTTTTCCCCTATTATACTATTATAAAAAAGTTCTTTACCATAATTACCTTGCGTACGACTATTTGAGGAACTCATTATTTTATGCTCTTTAGAGAATACTACACCTTGTTCAATCGTCTTATATATAATTTCAGGAGAAGAATAAAAAATGTCCTTACAAATTTTTATATTATTTTGTTTGCTGAAATTTAAATACGGAACTATATTATTAATAAAGTACGATGTATCCTGACCTAAATAACTTGTTATCTTCTCGGTATCCTCATTCCAAGAAAAATAAGGAAAATCTCCTCCCATTATAATACTTCTATCTTCAAAATTAAGTTGTTCTAAAAAGTAAAAATGGAAAGCAAGTTGAGGACTTGAAGTTTTATATTTAAGGGCATAGTCTAAATGAAGTTCGTTATCTAAAAATTGTTTAAAATCTAATTGGATAACTTCGTGTTCTATATTATGTTTCTTACAAAAATTTCTAGCCATGCTTACATCAGGTGCATTTACTAAATTAAGACCCCACATAGATTCATAAGTTACTGCTGTAAACTTTATACCTGCCTGCTTTAATAAAAGACATGCGAATTGACTATCATAACCTCCACTTAAACATACTAAAGGATTTTCGTACTCTGATATTTTTTCTATACATAGAGTAATAAGATCTGTGTCTGTTTTTCTAATTTTAAGAGTAAACTGTAACTCATCTAGATTAAGTAGTAGTCCTCCTGTATTATATATCATTATCAGTATCCTTTAAAGTTTTCTTCAATATATGATAAATACTTATATAAAATAGCAATCATTATACCTATTTACTGGAGTTAAAATAAAATGGCAAGTTATATAGTAGAAATGGACGGAACAGTTCATGCAGATTCGACGGCGGCTCAAACCGCAATTACAAATGCAGGTGGTTCTATTACCACTGCTTTTGATCTTAATATGACATTTGAAATAGATTGTACTGCTGAACAATTAGCGGCAATGACAGGAGTTAAATATTCCTCACTATCAGATGCAAATTCAGGATTAGAAGTTTCTGCATTAGATGTTACACATTTTAAATATGTTGATAACAGATTCCATAGGCAAGATCCTGATAACGGAAATGCGGCAATTGAACACGGAGAATTTGTTCACTATTACAAAGGTAATGGAAAAACAGTTTATCTTTTAGACTCTGGTATGAATGCAAATCATGTGGAATTTGCAAATGCTACTATTACTAACTTATGGACAGCATTCGACACTAATCCAAATGGTGATGCTTATGATAGTGATTATGAGGATAATGTAGGACATGGTACAGCAGTAGGTTCTCTTATTGTTGGCGAAAATATAGGTACGGCTCCAGACGCAACCTTAATGAATGTTAAATTGTATGATCAAGCAGTAGGAACAACTACAATAGGTAATGTTGTTACAGCATTTAGTAAAGTACTTGCACACCATAATGCTAACGACACTTCAGATGTAAAAGTATTATGTGCTCCATGGATTACAACACAAAACGATCTAATAGATTCCAAGGTTATGGAATTAAATAGTGCTAATGTTGTAGTTGTTGCGGCGGCAGGTAACAAAAACGATGATGTAAATCTCTATTCCCCAGCAGGTATAGAAGAAATTATTACTGTTGGTTCTCATGATAGAAACTGGGCACTTTCCGAATTTACAAATACTGCATGGGACGGTGGAAGTGCAAACGTATCATTACCAAACTATGGTGCACCAGTTGATATATTAACAATTGGTGAAGATGTATGTATGGCAACATCCTTATCTAATACAAGTTATGTATTAGGTACTGGAACCAGTCTTTCAGCAGGACTAGTTGCAGGTGGTGCCGCGGCATTTATTGAAAAACATAATAGTAAAAATTCAAACGAAATTAAAGATATCCTAGTTGCAGAAGGTAAGTTAAGAGCAAGAACAACATTTGCTATATCAGATACACTTGCTAACACCCATGTATTCCATTCCAATGTAGGTGTACAATATGCGGCTTTACAGTTAGATTCTGCAGGCCCTAATGCTTCAGTACAACTATTCACAACACCTTCAAGTCTTGTTGGTAAGGTTCAAAGAGGACAAAGTATAACAATTGACTTAGGTTTAAATGCCTTAGCATCAAATGTTGAAGTATTATCATTTAGTCCCTTATCACCTTGGATGACGTTCAACACAGGAACAGGAGTATTAGTTGCTGATACAACCGGATTGGCGGCTGATCGAGCACCTGGATTCTATGTATTTGGTGTTAAAGGTAAAATAGGTGAGTTATTCTCAGTAGAAGAGTTTACAGTAGGTGTATATGAAACTAATGAGTCAGAATTAGAAGGTAGTGCAAACAGTTATTACTATGATACTGATAACTCAGAGTATGATTTAAATACAGCAATTAACTATGAACTTTCACCACAATATAATTTTGTAGTAGAGGTTATTGGTACTAAAAAATAAGTAATTGATTGATACTTTACACATAGATTTAACATCTTATTCAAAGACTTTTAATAGTTTATCTCCCCAAGGGCAGTGGTTCTGTAGTCGTATAGGTAAACGAAAGTATCCTATACAAGAAATAAATGTAGATTTATTAATAGAATTCATATCCAAAAACAATCCTAAAAAAGTATTCTGTAACAGTTTCTACGGAGACTCATTAGAATATTCTAGGATAGTGGAATTATCCAAATATTGTAAAGAACTAGAAATAGAATTTATGGTATTTACATCAGGAAGTAACTTAGACAAAAACATTGTAGATCAATTATTAGAACACAATACAACATTTTATTTATTTTCTTATGGTGTAGAAGATAATGCAAATAAAATTGTCTTAAATGTTGATTGGATAGACATATATAATTTTTTAAAACAAGCAAAAAATAAATGTATTATAGAATTTTCCTCTTATAAACATAATGTAAACGACATTTATAAAATGTTGGAAATTTGTAAAGAATATGGTAATAGTATAAAAATAATAAAAGGCAATAACTTTAAAGAAAATGTTACCAATATTTTTAATGCTCAAGGTAAATGGTTATATGACGTATTACCTATACAAGAGGATTTACCTTTTGAAGATGAATTTTTGCATGACGTAACAGAAGCACTACAAGAATATAAAGATATAAAAATAGAATCTAAAAAGTTATTTAGAAGTACAGAAGGTTACATGAATACAAGATACTTCAGAAAAACATACAGAGGAGAAAATATTTTTGATGCTGGGATTCCAGACTTACGTGATGTATATCCTTTGCAACTTTATACCAGTGATGAAGTGTTTATAAATTCTACTGGACATATTTTTTGTAATCGAGAATCTTATGATATTTTTAATAACTGTTTAGCAAACGACTGGCACTTAAAATTTATGTCTCATATTTCTAGTAATGAAAGTAAATATAGGCAAAGTGGTTTACATAGATTATATATAGAAGAGTCAGAATTTGTTAAAAATGTATTATCTAAATATATATTTTACTTTAAAAAGAAATTACAAGAGTGTTCTTTAGAGGAAAATATACAAGATTTCTACTGGTCTAAATCGTCTTAGTAATAGATATATCAGAAATATTATTACAATATTGATAAGGACAAATCACTTTACTAGCAGGTAAACTCCAATCACTATCTGCAACATTACCAAAATTTACAGCACCACACCAACTACTATACATATCTCCACTAGCATCTATATTTAAACTTTCAAATCCAAGATGACATTTCATATCCTTAAATGAATTAAGTCCTTCATTTATAATTTGGTGACTCTGTACATACTTTGTAGTTCCGTCTTCATATAAAAATTCAGTCATCCAGGAAGTGTCTGGAACATGCTCTTTAGGTTCCTTATCTTCAATATGATCAATATGCTCTACAGGCATTGGTTTTATTCCAGGCCGTTGTAATACTTCTAATTCCTTATCTGTGTACTGCCAATATGTTTCTTGCTTACTCTGATGCCCTAAGAGCTTCTTATACATTGTTTTTACACATATACTTACATTATCATATGTATTACGATTAGAATCTAAAAATAAATTTCTTAGTTCTTCTACAAAATCACCTAAATCTTGAACTTGTCCACCTATTCCTGCTATATTAATATCTATAGTGACATCTTCTTTAATTTCATTTATAACGTCTATAATATGTTGTTTATCTTGTGTTTGAGGATGAAATGTTAATACTACTCCGTCCATATAATACTTTGCTTTACTCCACCAATTAACTGTTCTACTACCGTTTGTAAATACAACATTGTGTGTATTAAATTCATCTATCTTTCTAATAATATCCTCAAACCCTGGTATTACTGTAACTTCTCCACCTATTAATTCAAAGTCCACACGTTTATCCAAACTGTTATAATGCTTACACAGACGCTCTATGGCCGTTAAATAGGACTCTAAGGGTAACCACGGCTTAGAACCGTCGTGTAGTATTGGAGGACAATATTCGCAATTATAATTACATGAGTTACCCATATTCCATTGGATTCTTATATTATCCATTGGACCTCGAGCATGTGGGCCTCGTACTGAAACGAGTTTAGACATTACAGACCTGTAATGACGGTGAATGATCCTGGTGCTAATGTATGTCCACAACTAACAACACCAGGTGCTATGGCAACAAATTTACCTTCTGCCATTACTGTGCCACTGCCAGTAGCAATAAGACTACTACCTGTTGTATGTGGTGCTTCACCGTGTGTTGCTATTCCATCACCTATTACTGATATAGGCACACCTTCAACAAAGACTGTTGGTGCTCCAGGGCCGATAATTAATCCGCCTCCCGCCATATCAATACCTACTCTACAAGTTGTCATACTATTATTTATGCAGTTTCTACTATTTCAGCATCAACTTCTTTAGCATTGGCTACTAAATTAAGATAGTCTTCTTCAGGCTTTTGCAATGTAGGGCAAATAGTTAGAACTTTATTAAGGGAAAATACAACTTCACTTGAATTTCCTGTATACTGATAAGGTACTGCCGCAACTTCTCCGTCAGTAATTACTATTGTCATAGGATATTCACATGTAACGTTTTTATCTTTTGCAACATAGCCTATCATCCTTGTGATAAGTTCAACTCCGGATGTTAGTTTTATTGTTACTGTTTTGCCAATAAGGCTTTTGATATCATACATAATTTTACTCTGTGTGTTTGTTCTACTATTTATAACTAGTTATCTAATAGTTCTTGAATTTTAGGTATTGCAAATTCCGTTGACCATTCTTGCTGTGCCTGTGGACTAAGATGATGTGTATAATTAGTACCGGGTTCTTCTTGTAATCCTTGTTCTTGCATACGTCTATGATCACCTTGTAATGCAAAGGAAATACCTGGATCTAGTAAATTCTCTTCTGGTACGAAATCCCACAAATAACCATCTATAGTTAATGTAGGTCGATTCTCAGGATCACTATTTGCTAAATTTGTTTGTGTTTGTTTAAATGTAAATGTATTTGGGCAAAATAAAAACTTTACGTTGTTCTGTTGCATCTGGTGTACAGCACTTTGCATCATGTATATTTGCTTATGTGCTTCTAAATCATGATCATACATATTAAGATACCATTTCCTAAATGCATAAAATTGAGATTCTGTAAAGTATTGATCTAACATCCACCAGTTATAACATGCTTCTTCATATGTACAAGATAAATTATTTTCTAAAATACTTACAAGACTTTGGCTAGTAATTACCGGTGTGTCTTTAGGATATTCAGGATGTTGCTTTCTTGTAAAGTTACCCTCAAGGGAACCATCACTTCCTTTTGTTTCTACATCATAGGATAATTGTGATAATCCTTTTTGTATGTCATACTCTTTTCCTGTATTATTCCAACAAATTCTACAGGCTGTAGTCCAATTTACAATTATAAAATCTGCTTTTAGATGTTTTATAGCATAGTCAATTTGCAATCTTATACCAAAATTATCACAAGCAGGTCTGGCAATATTTTGATAATCCCAACCAAAATGTTTGGAAATGTAATACCCGTATTCTGTATCTAAGTTATTAGGGTCTCTTGAACTCCAACTACACCCACATACAACTAGTTTCATTACAAACTTAGGCCTTTAAATGTATCTATAGATACATCTTGCTTTGTTCCGCCTATTACATAACTACTTATTTCTGTTTCTTGTGGTGCTACTTGTACACTACCTCCAGTGATCCATTGCTGGGTCCAAGGCAAAGGGTTAGAACCTGTGTTATATATCTTTTCTTGTCCTACGGCGTGCATTCTTTTACCAGCAATAAATTCTACATACTGACATAATAGTTCTGCATTTAATCCAATAATACTACCATCTTTAAATAAGTATTCCGCCCATGCTTTCTCTTGTTCTACAGCATCTACAAACATCTGTGTACACTCTGCATATGTTTCCTTTTGTATCTTTGCAAAGTCTTTATCATCTTGTGGTAAAAGTTTTAACATTGTCTGCGTACTTGCCAAATGAACATTTTCATCTCTAGCAATAAATTTAATAATCTTTGCATTACCTTCCATTCTTTTAAGTTCAGCAAATGCCCAACTACATGCAAAACTAACGTAAAAACGTACGCCTTCTAATATATTTACACTCATTAAACACATCCAGATTGCTTTTTTATGTTCGTATTCATCATACTTTTTACTACCTATGGCAAGTAAATCGTTCCAATGTATTAATTTATCGTAATTGGCTGTTATACTATCAGCACAATCACATATTTCTTTGATATCCAACATTTCATCAAATACTTTGCTAGGGTTCGGATAAACATTTCTTATAATATGTGTGTAACTTCTACTATGTATTGTTTCACTGAACGCCCAAGTTTCAATCCATGTTTCTAATTCAGGAAGACTCACTATAGGCAGAAAAGCAATATTAGGTGAACGACCCTGTACACTATCCAAAAGAATTTGTCTCTTTAGATTAGATGTAAAAATATGCTGTTCATGGTCTGTTAAATTCTTAAAGTCAGTGGCATCTTTAAGAATATCAACTTCTTCAGGCCTCCAAAAGAATCCTAACTGTTTGTCAGTAAACTTATCAAATTGTTTATATTTAAGTGTATCATATCTCTGCATTACTGGTCCACCACTTGGGTCTAGGAACATTTTTACTTTTGTATGGTCAACTCTATTTTTTGTATCTAAAACTGTCATTATATTTTACAACTCTCGCAATCTTCATCGTCAATCATACCTGCTTCTAATTCAGGTAGATTGTCTTCTTTGTTAATATCTATTTCACCTTGTCCGTCGTATGTGTTATTGTAGTATAACTGTTTGCCACCATATTTATAAAAATTAATGACATCAGTTAGTAGAACGCTCATTGGTACTTTTTCATCTTCAAAGTGTTCTGGATTGTAAGATGTATTTACCGAAATACCCTGATCTATGTACTTCTGTAATACCGCCATAATTTTTAAATATCCTGCAGGAGACTTTTGTTCCCATAGTAAATCATATTTGTTTTTATAATATGGAAATCCAGGCACAACTTGTTTTAATACACCATGCTTACTTTGTTTAATACTGATATAACTTCTTGGTGCCTCTATACCATTTGTACTATTACTAATTTGTGCAGATGTTTCAGCAGGCATTAATGCCATTAATGTGCTATTTCTAATACCATGTTCTTTTAATTCCTTTCGTAATCCTGACCAGTCTAAACGTTCTTTGTGTTTAACTAATTCGTCTACATCTTTTTTATATGTTTGATTAGGTGTAATACCATGACCATATTTAGTTTCCATATTTTTAGGACATGCACCTTTTTCTTTTGCTAGATCGTTACTTGCTTTAATTAAATAATAACTCCATGCTTCTGCCCATTTATCTACTAAGTTTAAGTCTGGTTCTTGATATGTACTATTATTTTTGGCTAACCAATATGCAAAATTAATAATACCTATACCTAAAGGACGTCTATTCATAGTACTTAATTCTGCCGCTACAACAGGATACTCTTGATAGTCTAATAGTTCATCTAATGCTCTTACACTTAGATCACATACCTTTTCAAGATCTGTTGTGTCTTTTAGTACACCCCAATTGATTGCACTTAAAGTACATAGACTAATTTCACCGTCAGGGTCATTTATATCATTTAATGGTTTTGTTGGTAAATCAATTTCGCAACATAAATTACTTTGTTTTATAGGGGCAACATCTTCCATAAATGCACCATGTGTATTAGCATGATCAACGTTCATCAAGTAAATTCTACCTGTGTCTTTACGTTCTGTCATAAATGCAGTAAATAATTCTTGTGCAGGTATAGACTTTTTCTTTATACTTGTCATACGTTCTGCTTTCTCATAAAGTTCTTGAAATTTGTCCTGATCATTAAAAAAGGAATCATATAGTTCTGGAACTTCGTGAGGACTAAACAATGTAATATTTCCTCCAGTTAAAAGCCTTTCATACATTAGTTTATTAAACTGTACGCCATAGTCCATATGACGTACTCTGTTGTCCTCTGTACCCTTGTTATTCTTAAGTACTAATAAGTCCTCAATTTCTAAATGCCAAATAGGATAGTATAGTGTGGCCGCTCCGCCTCTTACGCCACCTTGACTACAACTTTTTACAGCACTTTGAAATAGTTTGTAGAAGGGGATAACACCCGTGTGAGTTGCATCTCCACTCCTAATCTTAGAACCTACTGCTCTAATACTTCCGCCACCTATACCGATACCTGCTTTTTGACTTACATACTTAACTACAGCACTAGACGTTGCATTAATACTATCTAAACTATCACCGGTTTCTATAAGTACACAACTACTAAACTGTCTTTGTGGGGTACGAACACCTGCCATAACTGGTGTAGGCAAAGAAATTTTAAAAGTACTAATACAATCGTAGTATGACTTGATATACGACATTCTACTTTCTGCAGGATACTTTGCAAACAATGTTGCCGCAATCATCATATATGCAACTTGTGGAGTTTCAAAAATTTGTCCTGTTGATCTATTTTGTACCAGATACTTGCCACGGAATTGTTCCATAGCCGCATAAGTTAAAACTTCGTCTCTTTCATGTTTAATATGAGAATTAAGTTCGTCTATTTCCGCTTTAGTAAAAAGTTCTGTAAATTGAGAGTCATAAAAACCTGCATCTATATTTTCTTGTATGATATCACAGAGGCAAGGAGGTTCAAATGTATTGTATACTTGCTTACGCAAATGATAGTTAATAAGTCGTCCAGCAACATATTGGTAATTAGGAGAATCTTCGCTTATTAAATCTGCGGCACTCTTAATTAGAGTTTCTTGAATGTCTTCTGTTGCTATTGAATCGAAAAATTGTATTTTAGAATTAATTTCTACTTCACTTGCACTTACACCTGCGATACCTTCACAAGCATACATAACAACTTTGTGTAATTTTTCTACGTTAAGATCTTCTAGTGTGCCGTCTCTCTTCTTTACCTGCATGTGTATCTGTGTCCTTAAAAACTATTTTTCCAACAAACATATTTATCCTTATTTTATTGTAACATAAAACATTATAAAATCAAGATATAATTTGTTCTTTTTGTATATTATGTATTTGGAATACTGTAGCATTCTCTTGGACAAAGTCCCAAGTATCTACTTTATTAGGCAAAAAATTATAAACTAAATTATTATGTAATATTACTAATCCAGAATTGCCTGTTATGTTATTACTTATCACTGGATAAATTATTTCATCATTATTTAAGAAACCTTTATAAACCAATGTAGAAGCCAATACTAACGTGATTCCACTTTGGCAAAAATATCCTTCATTTACAATTTCGAATGGAGTTGGCCAACTACTAGGAGTATAATAATCTAAGTATCTTGATTTGACATCTATACTAGAGAAATCCTCCAAGACTTCCTCAATGTTAGAGTGATTTTTATTTCTTAAATCTCTCCAAGTCGACAGTCTTTGCTCCGGTGTTTGTATATTGACAAACATCAATTAATTATGAGGACCAACGACTTATTAAATACTTCATGGTAAGTTGTTTACCAGTTGTATTAACAGCCGAAATTTCTATATCAGTTCCGTTTCTCACAGATGTAAATTGTACATCTCCGCTTAATATATGAGCAACATCAGTAGCCATATCTTGCATAAGTACTTCTGATGCAGTAGGATTAGATTGTGTGTTTCCAAACGAGTTTAAAAGCATTTGTCCTACTCTTCTATAGTTTCCATCTGTTGTTCCATCATATACACATGTATAATTAAGTATAAAACTGTCATAACTTGAGGAATCAATTGTAACTGCTAATTGTGAGGAACCACTATTTGAAATAGTAGCAGAGTTCAAAGAATCAAATGTAGTAATTTTACTACCGCCGCCTGCTGTTTCGGAGGTTAATAATTGAATATTTGTTTCTAAGTTTAGAAGTCCTTTAATATCAGGATTTGCTGTTGCAAAGTATAGTCCGTTTACAATATAATTAAAGTTTTGTGCTTCTTCCCTAGTTTTAAATTTAATAAATTGCTGATCATCAGTATCAGTTAAATCTAAATTGTAAGTTCCTAAGTTGTTAATAGATGTTGAACTAAATTTATCGTTTACTAAAACACTTGTAAATAAATCTATATCCTTACTATCAAGTATATTATTAAACCATCTTTCTAATTTTGCTTTTACAGTATTATTTGTTCTAGTTTTAGCACCTCTTGTTAAACCTAATGTATTAAGTGTGCCAGTAGAATCTTCATGTAATGTAAATTCAACACCAGGTCCATTTGCTGATCCAACTGAATCATTAGATGCTTTTGTACTAATATAAATTTTGTTAGTAAATCCAGGTATTAATGCAATGTTAGGAAATTCTGAACTATTTTGTACTGTTGCTATTGCTTCTGTAATAGAAGTATTTCCTGATAAATTTAAACTTAAAACTGGAGTATGATGTATTTTTGTTATGCCACTTAGTACTGTATCAGCAGTTCCAGAAACATTTGCAGTAACCGGATTAGTAGAAGCAATAAAATATGTACTTTCTGAAACACCATTTAATACTGTTTTTTCTGCATTACTAACTTGTGAAGCAGACGTTGATGCCTTTAGTTCTACATTAGAACCAATTGGTAATCCATGAGATTCACTAATAATCTGTACGTTAGCACCATTACTAGTAGAACCATAATTAATATAATCTAGGCCTGCAACAACTGGATTACTTACAGTACCATCTACAACTGTAAATCCTGTTGAAGAAACAGACGTAACTTGATATGTTGCGTTACTGAATTGGGAAACATTAGCACCTATAAATTTTACATAGTCACCATTAGTAACACCTGCTACATCTCCTGTCAATGTAACAACATTACTTGATGCCGCTGAAGCAGTAACTGGTCTAGCAGTATACCAAACATTACCGGTTGGTAATGATACTTCCATAGTATTTGTTTGTACATTAGTTACAGGTAAAGTTTTACCATGTATCCAACTAGGACCAAAGTCTGCATTACTGGAATCAGTTGTTGCTTTTTCAACAAAAATGTAATCGTTTGTAGAAGCATTACTATATAATGCACTTGTACCAGTTGATATAGTTACCGTTGAACCACTTGCTGATAAGGCGACTGGCGAAATACTTTTATTAGAATTATTACTTACTAATAAATTTCCTAATGTTAAATTTGTAGGATTAGATATAGTGGTACCGTCTTCGTAAATTGCTAAATGTTTAAATTCTAATCCTATAAGTCCTGTTCCAGTTGTTTCATTTACTCTTACTAAGGAATTAGATATTTGTCTATATTCAGGTATACTTTCTTGTGCATTAAAACTTTGAGTACTTGTTCCTGCAAATACTGTAGTTGTATTAGATATAGATTGCTTAACAGCAGAATTACCGTAATATGTGACTGATATTTCATCTGTCGATAAAGGTGCAACTCTATATGCTAATGTATGAGTATTAGAGCCTAATGTAGAAGTACTTAAACTATAATCTGTATCAGCAGATGGTAAAGCACTGGTATTATCACCAGTTAATTTTACTGTATTTTTTAGTACCGTAACATCTGTAGACTTAAAGTTTTCATTTGTTAAAATATTTTTAATATTATTTGGTGTAAATGTAATTAATTTACTAGTCGTTAATGTTTGTGCTGAAGATAAAACTACATCTAATTGGCTTGCATTGCTACCATTTGCTGATGTACTAACAACAGAAACTGTTCCAGTTACGTCATCACCTGACAATACATCACCAGTACTTATAAATGTGTTACTAGATCCTACTGTAACTGTTGTACTATTTGTTACATTTGTAACTGGAAAAGCAGTAGGACTATTGTAAATATTTGGATTAAATACTGTTTGACCACTTCCACTAAATGTTTCTGTAGTAATACCCCAAGAACTTGAGGTGGTAACACCATCATAAGTTCCTATAGGAAATCTTTTATGTGGTACAGTAAAATGTATAATTCTTGTATTAGATATACTTACAGAATGTGCTAATGCACTTGTGGTAGTTTCTGCTACACTAATATTAGATGTAGAACTAAGTTCACCACCGATATATAATTGTTTGCTATCAGTTGCAAAACCAAATTCTCCAGACCTTAACGGTTGAGGTAGATCTTGTTTCAAACCTCTACGTTGCTGAATCCTAGAAATTATTACATTATCGTTTGTTGTTACTGTTGCCATACTATTAAGTCTCCTAACTTACTAGTATTTATCATCTTTTACTAATGTTTGTTATAATAGTCTGCAAGTCTATCAGACCATTTATCACAGTATGTGTCGAACTCTCCGTCTTTAATTGTATATTCTTTAAACTTACTATCACGATCAACCATTAAGATTACAACTTTTCGTATATTTGTTCCCATCATTTCATTATGAGCCAATGCATAAGCACAACCTTGCATAAAGTAGTCTTCAATCCACTCACGTTTTTTGATCTTTTTTGCAGTTTTGAAATCTATAATTGCTTCTTCACCTTCATACATACCGATTGCATCTGATGTTCCTGCATAAAGTCCTTCTGCAATTAATCCAACTTCTACACCCCATAATTCATCTACTTTAGCAAGTCCATTGTTAATCATTTCTTCTGTCATGGACTTAGCCATAATGCTTATAAAGTTATTACCTTTAATTTCGTATTCTTCATTCAGTATGAATTTTTCTAAGGCATTATGTACTTTAGTACCTAGACCTGCACTTTCTCTGCTGATACGATTTGCTTCTTCATCACCTACCCTCTTACGCCAGGCTATAAGGGCAGTTTTATCTCCGGTATCTGAAAGGACTGTGGTTACACTAGGAACAGGTTTACCTGAATCACCAACGTATTGTCTTTGTCCGTTTTTTTGAGTCTCTCTTCGTAAGGTTGGGTAGTCGTATTTGTTCTTTAACATTAAATTTAAAAATTATTTTATATACTATGTACTTACCAGGATATGTTCCAGGTTATAGTATTATTTGAGCTAGAATTAGTTAAAATGGATACCCCGTAACCTAAGTTTACAAAATATTCTTTAACATAATTTATTTGATCTAATTTTGTTGGATTTGTTGTAATAGAGTTATGTACATTGTAATATACATTACTATCAGTCATTGTTGTTCCAGATGTAATATTTGCATAAAGTACACCAGCATCAACATTTGCAAGGACAACATTTTCTATTGCTCTAATTTCGCCATGAATAACACTATTGTTTCTAGTATTAGTTCTTGCTTGTGTGGCATTTACAAAAATATTAGCCATTATAACTCCGCTTTAATATCACTTAATGCCTGGTCACCTGCCATAGCACTTACATCTACTTCTTCTTCATCTTCTGAATCGTTTTTATCTAAATCAGCAAGTTCATCTTTAGGTATAATTTTTTCTGAATCTTGACTACTTGCATATCCTGACTTTTCTACTGCTTGGATGATTTCTTCTATCGAAGCAACAAAGCCTTGATCTTTTAGTTTATTTTGGAATTTTTCTGTAGATATCTTTTTAATGTCTTTAGACATTGCCATAGCCATAAGATCTTGTACTGCTAATAGTAATTCGTTTTCGTAAGATTCTTGTACGTTTACTACCTCAGTAATAAGCATTGCTTATACCTCTACTGGTGCTCTACCTAGTGGCTCTTCTTCAGGACCCGCCGCCGCTGGTTCGTTCATATCCATTTCAGGCTCTAATGCTAAATCGTCTATTGAGTCGCCACCTAAGTCACTATCAATGTCTCCTAAATCACTAGTATCACCTAGTCCAGTCATGTCCGCTCCTGTTCCAGTAATGCCACCAACTAATTGGTTAACACCTTCTTTAGCCGCCTTGGCACTTTCTAGTGCTGAACTTAAAACTTGCTCTGCTGAATCTTTAAATTGTGCGGCCGAATCTGCACCAAACTCATGTATCATTTGGTCTGCAATAGCAGGAATATCTTCGTTTACCATTCTGCCTAGTCTTTCAACATGATCCTGAATATCATCTGCTAATGCTCTAACAGCCATAACAACTTCTGCTTCTTCTACAGTAGTTCCTTCAATTTCTTCTGATAACATATCATCAATAATGTCATCAAACATACTTTCGTTTTTCTTTTCTGTTTTATCAAGCATATCTTTAACTTCGTCTGCTGACATGTTTATCTTTTTACCAATCTCTTCGTCGCTCATGCCTTTGCCTCTTAGACTATGTCCATATTTTGTTGCTTCGTTTGTATTATGTTGTGCAACTTTGGCTCCAAAGAACTTAATTCCATTTGTTAAAGCATCTTCTTCTAAGCCGTTGAGGAAGCCAACAATTGAATCTCTGCTTTTACCTGATGCTGTAGAAAACAATCCAAGTTTTTCTTCTATAGCATCTATACTTGAAGGGTCTGTAAGTTCAACACCTACTTCTTTTGCTAGTTCACTTAGTAGATATTCATTTAAATCTGTATTTGGCCCTTCTGTAGCAATTTCTTCTAATGATTCACTTTTAGAACCACATGTTGATTCGTAGTAGTCTTTAGCCGCTTTAATTACTATAGGTAATATAACACCATCTTCGTGTGAGTATCTAGAGTCTTGTCTAAATCTATTCATACATTCTGAACTTGCTTCTTCAACAGTATATCCACCGTCCATTAAATTTTGTACTTCTGCAACTAAGTTTGCTTTCATTTCCAAAAATGCAGGTGACTCAGCATAATAGCCTTCTGCTAACATAGTGTCTATGACATCTTTAATGCCTAGATACTTTGCATATTCAGGTTCTAATTGAAATTGCTTTGATGTATTTTTTAGTTTAATAATTGCATTTTGAGACATTTCTCTAATAGTTTCTAACTTTTCTTTCTTTGGAAAAGAAGTTTTGATAGTCATATTAAATTGCTCTTTTAACAACTTATTAATATTATTAATTTTTGTTTTTCCGTTTGGATTAAAATCTCTTATAAACATTGTTTCTTCCTAAGTATATGTTCGCTGTTCGCTATACTCTTATTTATCAATTTGATGATATTTTTTTAATAGTATGCAAGGTACCTTTTGGCTTCCTTAATCATCCCTAAACTTTCTTGCATCCTTACACCAGCAGTGAACACCTTTGAGGCATCTTTACTAGTTCTTATTGTGTGTTTATAAAATATAATGTCGTTGGTATGTTTATGGTACATATTAACATGACGGCATATTTGAGAAACTCCTCTTTCGCCTTCTTTATTAAGTGTATCACAGAAGTTGTTAGCAGTTCTACTAAAGGGGATATCTTTAACCAGTACTTCTTTGTTAATATAATTAAGTATATCAAAGCCTTGTTGTGTCTTTTTTACAACAAATACACCCTTTTTTGCAACATTAGATGCTAAAGTATCTAACTTCTTAGCAATATACTTTGGGTTATAGTTTCCTTTTTTGCGGATATGTCTTGTAGCCAATGTCTGCACCTTTCCTTATTTTTTGCAAAACGTCTTTTTTAAAAAGTTCTTCTGCAACATATTGTTCTTGCTCGTCTAAAGTATTTACTCCTGTAAAGCCTTGTAGATCAACTTTATTGAATATTCTTGACTCAGTACTACTTATTAAACTAAGGTATTCGTTTTTTCCTTTAACTGCTTTCATTATCCGCCGGCGTGCATTGCCGCCATATGTTTTTTGTACTTTTTAGTACCTTTTTTGTGTGGTGACTTGCCTTCTTCTAATTCTGAGGTATCTAATTGAGACAGTATATCATCTATTACACTACTGCTATCTATAACATTTAACACACCGCCACTTGCAAAGTCGCCCATACGTTGTCCACCATGAACGTCATTTGGATCTACACAATCTTCTACATCTAATCTTTCTAATTCAGAATATATTGCATACTCTAAATCTTCTTTGTTCTTGAATTGATGTTCTTCACCACGAAATTCGTCTACTAATTTATCAACACAGCC